TTCTTTGAAATGGAGTAATATATGGCAGTTTCACTTTTCGGTTTCGAAATTGTTCGAAAGCAAGACCTGGTACAATCAGAATTACCAGCGATTGCTGCACCTCAAGAAGATGATGGTGCATATGTCCTTGGTTCCAGTGCACTTGGTGGCTACTATGGAACCTATCTTAATCTAGACACTGCATTTAAGAACGAGAACGAGCTAATCACTCGCTATCGTTCAATGGATATGCAGCCAGAGGTCGAACAAGCTGTCGACGAAATTGTCAATGAAGCCATTGTCCGCGATGACAAAGGCATGTCTGTCGATATTGTTCTTGATGATCTTGAGGTTGATGATAAAATTAAAGACATGATCCGCGAAGAATTTAAAAACGTTCTTCGTCTTCTTGACTTTAATAACTCAGGATCAGATGTATTCCGCCGTTGGTATGTCGACGGCAGATTATTCTATCAAGTACAAATTGATCAAAAGAATCCAGCCCAAGGCATCAGCGGTCTTGTATATCTTGATCCAAGAAAGATTCGAAAGGTAAAAGCTGTTGATAAAGCAAAAGATCCAAGAACTGGTGCAGAATATGTCAAATCAGTTCAAGAATTTTACATTTACAACGACAAGTCACTTACTAGTTCAGGTACTGCCGTTGTAACAAGTCCAGTCGATAACTCAGTTAAACTTGCAACAGATTCAGTTGTAAACATTAACTCAGGCCTCATGGACGTTTCCAGAAACCTGGTTCTCTCTTATCTACACAAGGCAATTAAACCACTCAACCAGTTGCGTATGATTGAAGATGCGATTGTAATCTATCGCCTCTCTCGTGCGCCTGAGCGTCGAGTGTTTTATATTGACGTTGGTAATCTGCCCAAGATGAAGGCAGAACAGTACCTTAAAGATATTATGACTAAGTTCCGTAACAAGATCGTATACGACGCATCAACTGGTGAAGTCAGAGATGATCGTCGATTCATGTCAATGATCGAAGACTTCTGGATTCCACGGCGCGGCGAAGGTAAATCAACTGAGATTACTACACTGCCAGCTGGTCAGAATCTTGGCGAACTAACAGACGTCAAATACTTTGAGCAGAAACTATACAAATCACTCAACGTTCCAGTATCTCGTCTTGAACCCAACCAAGGATTTACGCTTGGTCGAACAACAGAAATCACTCGAGACGAATTGAAGTTCTCAAAGTTTGTTGAGAAACTTCGTAATAAGTTCTGCACTATTTTTGACGAGCTAATGAAAAGGCAATTGGCTCTGAAAAATATTGCTTCGATGGAAGAGTGGGATCAGATCAAAGAATTCATCCACTACGATTTCATCGAAGACAATAACTTTGCTGAGCTCAAAGAAGCTGATCTAATGACTTCGCGTGTAATGCTTCTGAATACAATGACTCCATTCATTGGAACATACTACTCAATGCAGTGGGTTCGGAAAAATATTCTGAAACTCAGCGAAGAAGAAATTGATGAGATGAAAAAAGAGATTGCCGAGGATCAAGATGAGACTATGGCAATTGCTCAGATCGAAGCGCAGAAGAGCGCACTAAGTATTCAAGCACAAGCAGAAGCTCAACTACAAGCACAACAAAATATAAATAATGCTAATGCTAACACTACTCCTCAGGGGAATCAATAATGTCCACGGAAAACCTTGTTGTATCAATTCTCAATCAAGAAGAAGATTCAGTTGATTCTTTCCTGAATATTCTTTCTCAAAAGATCGAAGATACTCTTGAAGTGAAGAAAGTTGAACTTGCATCAACAATGTTTGCTGAAGCAAAAGAGTGCCCTGAGTGTGGCAAACCAATGAAAGACTGCGAGTGTGAAGATGAAGAAGAAGATGACGACGAAGAAGAAATGAAAGAAGAAACTCTTTCTGAGATGCCCAATCGTGGTATTGTCGATGTGACAACAACAGAACTTGGTCGTGGTAAAGGACTTCCTCCAAAAGTAACAAACAAAAAGATCACAGCTGACAAATCAGTAATTGATCAGTTGGTCAAAGAAGGCTACGAAGAAGATAAGAAGAATGCTCCTTTTGCTGGGCCTTATCGTAAAGCTAGCACATCACGTAAAGATAAGTATGGCAACGTAGTCAAGAATCGAGCTGCGTTTCTGGCTAAACTTGGCCGAGCTAAGGCTGAGAAAAGAAATATGAAAGAAGAAGCCGAGCAAATCGACGAAGGTCCACGCAGCGATTTGCGACGCAAACTTACAAGTATAGGTTATGGCATAGATAAAGCGACGGGCAAACTTAGAAAAAAAGGTTGGTCAATGTCCAAAGGTGATGCTGCGCAGAAATTGGCGAGAGTAACACGCAAAACAAAAATGACTGATGACGAAATACAACAGCATCTCGCTATATCAAAAAAAGTGAAAAAGGAAGAAGTCGAGCAAGTACAAGAAGTTATAGGCACAACTACTGGCTATTCAGACAGTGGTCCAAAAGTTGATGCAGCAACTCGCAAAGCTCATCAAATGAGAAATGTTGTAACTAAAGGTCCAAGAGCTGGTAAGATTACCAAAGATGTCCAAACCAAATTAAAAGATAAAATCAAAAATAGAATGATGAAGGAAGAGCCTGAACAAGTATCAGAGAAAGCTCCTCCTGGCGCAAAGTATGAGCGTATGGTCAAGGACATCAAAAAATCATACTCAAAGGATGGCACTCTGACTAACAAAGAAAAAGCCATTGCGTATGCTACTGCATGGAAGGCAAAAAATAGAAAAGGCATGAGCGAAGAAGTTTCTGATACACAAAAGATGTCTGCTCTTGGGATGAAAGGGTCAGAGCGTTCTTCGACAATCAATGCACTCAGAGCATATCGTAAGCACGGCGATATCAATAAGCTATCCGCTGGACATCGTACTCTGGTAACAAGCTATATGGAAAAGACTGGCGGCCTCAGTGCTGTTAACAGAAGTGCTGCTATGTCGGCTCTCAAGAAAGAAAAAATGCAATGAGATTTAAGGAGCTTCGTGAAAATCTAGCCGAAGCTAGATCGTTTGATAAAGAAATAATTCCAGCAGCAATGCTGGTACTTCGCCGTCGTGGTATTCGTATATTCCCTGATGGTAGAAAAGTTGCAATGTACACAAACGATCAGTACGGCATGGTATTCACGATTCCTTTCAATGAAATTGGTCAGCTCAGTGCTCCTATCTCTGGTGTTGCAGAATGAATAGAGAAATAATTGAAGCAAAACTTCGTCGCATTCTTGAAGAAAAGTTGGATATGCTGAAGGATATTATCCAGCTAGATGAAGCACCTAGAGTAAAAATAGTTAAAGCGAGAGTTCGAGGCGGAAAGATTCAGCGAAGAAAGAAAGTTTCTAATGTCGCTGGTTATACGCTTCGTGGTGGAAAGATGAAGAGAATGAGTGCCAAAGAGCGACTCAATCGTAAGATCTCTCAGCGTCGTGGTAAGCTCAAAAGAAAAGCTAAGTTAGCCAGAGCGTTGATGAAAAGAAAAAGATCACTAAGAAAAAGATCAACACTTGGAGTATAAGGATGAAACTTATCACCGAAAATATCAATGAAGTAAAGATTATCACCGAAACTAAAAATGGTGTTAAGTCTCTCTTCATTCAAGGTCCATTCCTTGTTGGTGAACAAAAGAACCGCAATGGCCGTATCTATCCAATTGGTACGCTGGCCAAGGAAGTTGATCGTTATAACGAAGAATATGTCAAGAACAATCGAGCATTTGGAGAGCTTGGTCATCCCGACTCACCTTCAATCAACCTCGATCGAGTATCACACATGATTGTTTCGCTCAAGCAAGAGGGAAACAATTTCGTCGGAAAGGCAAAAATTCTTGAAACTCCAATGGGTAAAATCGCCAAAGCACTGATGGAAGGCGGAGCTACCCTTGGTGTATCATCGCGTGGCATGGGTTCACTCAAAGAAGTGAATGGTGTCAACGTGGTGCAAGATGACTATTATCTAGCTACAGCGGCAGATATCGTTGCAGATCCTTCAGCTCCAGGTGCCTTTGTACAAGGTATCATGGAAGGCAAAGAATGGGTATGGAACAATGGTGTTGTCCATGAGGTCAATATCGTAGAATACCATGAGCAAATGAAGAAGGCAAAGCAACGACAAATAGAAGAGATCTCCTTGAAGATCTTTGAAAACTTTATGTCAAAACTTTAATTATTATAAATAAATTAATCTCTTATAGGAGTTTACAAATGAGCAAGTCTCTCACAGAATCTGCCGCTGAAATCCTTAGCCAAACACTCGGCAAAGCAAAGGATCCAATGCAAAAGGGTCCAGGCGACGCCGAAGAACTTGGCGGACAAACGCCAACAACCGAGCCAACTGCTATTGGCGTTACAGCTGCTGGCAAGCAGAAAGAAGCACCTAAGCCTGGCAAAGAAGGCGCTACTTCTGAGCCAATGAAAAAGCTCGCCGAAGACGAAGTTGAGTCAACGGAAGAAGTTATTGAGGAAGAGCAAGAGCTCACCGAAGAAGAAGTTGAGCAGTTCCTTGAGAGCCTAACTGACGAAGAGCGCGAGCAGTTTTTCGCTGAGCTTGAATCAGAAGAAGCGCAAGAAGTTGTCGCTGAGCAAGAAGAAGTCGAGCAACT